TTACCACCTGTTCATCGATTGTTTTTGAAACACTGTTAGTTGTTCCAGCATTAAACGATGCGGTGGGATGGGCAATTGGAGCGCTGAATGATATGGTACGTATCCCAGTCTCCCTGACATACGGATACCTTGCATAACGGTTTTTATAATAGGAATAAGCAACCACCCATTTCCCGACGTCTGCCTTGAAAATACTCGACCAATTCAGTCCGTCCATCTCGCCAAAGGATTCGTTGCGAGAGATTATTGTCCCAAGATTTGTATAAGCCGTATACTGCTCAATTAAAGCCATATTGGTTGCATAAAGTGTCAGATTATTATTCAATATTGCAGTGCCGGTGATCAGATAAAGGACATTATCCCATATGCTGGCATGCCAGGTATAAAGAGGCACCAAGCCGGTAGCTACTTCAAACCAATTAATTAGATCCCTGGAACGGTAAAGATTAGTAGAGGAAGAAGTACAGATAAAAATATATATCCAATTTCCAACTTCCACAATGTTTGAAAATAAAGTGGATGAGCCGTCTCCATACAAAGTTGTTATTGGATTAGAAGCAAATTTAGTAAATACTATACCATCCGAAGATGTTGCGAAACAACTATGGCCTACATGTGAGGAGCCGGTATAATTGCTATCACCTGTATAATGAGCGACATAACAATTGAGCACATTAGACCAGATTATATTCCTCAGCCAGGCATTCCCAACATCGTAACCACCCCCATAGATATTCGTGTCTATATCGATTACTGGCTTTCTTCCGTCTTCCCATTTCTGCCAGGGCCCGAATAAGCCTTCTGATTTTTTCCTGTATGCAAGGAAAACCCGATCTGAACGGCTAAAATCACTTTTTACTCTATCGGCTTCGGGATCTGCTGAATTCGTCTGGTACTTCTGGGTATTCCCGGCATAATACATAAAATAGTAGTCTCCGATCTCAACAATTCTGGGGTTGTAAATTTGTGAACAATCTTCAAATTCTGCCAACTGTAGACCAGCGGTTACGGGGTCGGGTTTGGGCGGCAGAGCTTCTTTCTCTTTGCAATAACCTTGCTTCAGAATATCATTATAATTCCGATACGGAGTTGTAATAGGGAAATAATTAGTATAAGGATCATAAGTCNTCCCTGCAGGAGTTACCCACTGCCCCGCGCCATTAAGAAATTGGCTCGTATTCCCGGATAATTTAGGTAGAAAACCATGCCTTGTTGTTGTGGAGTTAGTAGTTGTCTCATCAGCCAAGCTAATATCAGTGTCTTTTACTTGTGCCCAATTACCTTGTCCATTCATAAAATTAGATGCAAGGTTGTTTAATTTCTTTAAGAATCCATGCCTCGTCGTTGTAGCATCAGTAGTAGTTTCATCCTGTAATGTTAGATCTGTGTCTTTAATACCGACCCAATTTCCTAGACCATTGAAAAATTGTGTAGCAATACCACTTAATTTTTTCATCAACCCATGTCTGGTTGTATTAACATCAAGATTTGTAATATCGCTTGGCTCTGCAAGCTGATCAAGTTTCATATTCGCAAAAAGTGTCTGAGGTGTTATTTTTTTATTCTTCAATGTAGGATCGGTTTCACTTTGATCTACTATTTCCATCAAATCAGCAGTGGGATCAAGCACAGTCATTGATGTTAGTTCTGTGATTCTTTTGTCAGCCATTATTATATCTCCTTAAATTATTCTTTTTTCTCCATTTTCTGTTAATCTATTAAATCCATCTTCTAATGTTCTGTATATTATTTCACCGATTACCTGTCCGCCGCCTATTTGTTCCAATAAGCGTCTAGAATCATTTTCACATAATCTATATGTTCCATCTTCCAGCAATCTTAAACTATTCGGTATGACACCTACTTCTCTTAAATATATTGTAGTTTGATTTTTTAATATATCATATTCATATTTAGTTCCTCTGAATATTATATCAGAATCGTCCAACTTGTAAAATTGATTTGGGCTCCACTGATCTAATATCCCATTAACTATAATTTTTGTCTTTAGACGTGGATATTTAATCCTTTCCCAGGTATTTTTTCCAATTATATTATATAGTGAATCATAATTTGCATAACTATTATCAATCTTTTTATATGTAATCTCATTAAGTTCAATCCAGTATATTTGGGATCCATAAGAAATTGCGATGCCAGAATAGCCGCCAGTTTCCCATGTTCCAGCCGGCTGGTCTATAATAAGTTCTTCACAATTTTCATCACCTTCAACAAAATCGCCATAAATTTTTATATAATAATTTGCCGGGTTATCTTTAGGATATGAGCCTGTCCAGACCTTCAATCTCATACCTTTTATACCTTCAATCATTTCATATTCAGGCGTTTCCAATAATTCACTCTTTCTAATTTCGCGTATTTGCATAGGCTCATCAAAACGAGGCGTTAAAAATAGAGTACGGTTTGGGGCCACATAAAGTATCAAATTATAATTCAAGCATATTGATTTCAGTAAGTTTAATAAATTATCATAGACATTATTTGGTGAGAAATAAAAATCTAATGTAGCCATGAATTCTGAGAAAGGAAAAGTTATATATTGACCATTTGCAAATATTCTCCCTTCTATTGTAGATGTTTCGATAATATTCGTTATATAATTATCATCAACGAAAATTTGGTTAATAAAAAAATCTTTAATAATGTCAACAATCTTTTTAAAATCCCCTAAATAAGTATAACCGAATGGATTTGTCCTCGGGTCTATATCTCTCAATCTTTCAGTCTGGTCAATAAAATGCATCTTAATTATATTATTATCGAGCGATAAATCATCCGGATCCCGAGAAATATATCCTTGCCAGATTAAATTACTATTTAATTTTATATAAACACTACACCAATTATTCTCTATTCTATTTTCGATGTATTTGAATAAATCTATTAAATCTTTTTTATGCATCCCAAAATAAAGTTCTATATCAATGCCCCCGGGAAGCCATATAATATCTGAGTTTTCATCCGACCCGATTGTCAAGTTACCCATTGATTTAATAACTGCAGGGACGATATATCCCAGGACATGTACCTGGAAGACAATTTCAATGGTTAAAATCCCATTAGGAGTATTAGTTTCCTCGGTTATGATGCTAACAGGAGTCATATTAATATTTTAATTTGTTTTTTTTCCCTTTGTTTTTATCATATCCTGTGACCAGATCATAGCCTTTTAGTCTAAATATTAGTTCATTTGGCCACTTCTCAATATTCTTATTTAGATTTTGCAATTCAGTCAACATTGAATTATTATAATTTTCTCCTCCATATATCTGTGGTCTCAATTCTTGCTTAAATACCTCAACAAATGTTTTTTCAGGAGCTATAATTTCATTATGATAACCTTCAACAAATCCAATTTTACCTTCCGGTAGCTTCCCACCCAACGCATAACCTGGTATTTGTATTTTACCTATTTGTTCAATTCTTTGTAATCCGGCTACTACTGCGGCAGCAGCAGCTGCAATAGCAAGAGCAGGACCAATTATTGGTATACCTGCCATTGCTTTATATGCAGCTTGTGCAGCTGTGTATGTATCTATTAAGGCTTGGGCTTTGGCAAATGCCTGGTATGCAACTGTGTGTTGCGCAAATATCCCCGCAATTGCTCCCATCGTTGATGCAACTTTTTCTTTTTCCTGGTCTAATAGGTTTAATTTATCAGCTGTTGTTAATTCCGCAATTCTTTGCTCCTCTTTCTTATGCTTTTCAAATAGCTCAGATTCTTCTTCAATATTTTTTTGGCTGAGTTGGTTTACTCTTTTAAGCCGAGACTCATCATTTCTAAGTTGAGTTTCACTAAGATTCTTATTTAACTCTGTTTCAGCTTCTATGCGTTGATTTACTAAATTTGTAACATCTTGCCCAAATTTCTTATATAATTCAATCATTTGATTAAAATGATTTATCTTTTGACTTAGCAAAAGAAGATCATTATCTGTATTTATTTTCAACATCGCTTCCTGATGCCTTTGAGCTTCAGCAAGTTCGATTTTATTCTTTTCAAATAATGCTCTTAATTCTTCTTCGGTAAGCTGCTTTGTTGTCGTCTTCTGGTTATTTATTTCGCTATAGATTTTTATTTTATCTTTTTCGAGCTTAAGTAATTGTTCAGTTTGCTCTAATTGTTTAGCCAAATTCTTTGAGGTTTCAGTTTCATAATAATTAACATATTCATAGCCTTCTTTATCTTTAGTGACAACTTTTTCTTTAGCGTTTTGAACCTCTATTTTAAGTTTTTCTAAATCAGCTTTCAATTTATCTCGCTGTTTTTCGGCATCAGTAAGCATCCATTCTAATTCTTCTTTCTTTGCTTTCAAAGCATCTGCTCTAATATTATCAAGCAGATCAGAATATGATTTGTTTCCTTGCTGCGAAACATCATTGAAATGCTCATAAGCCTTAGATAATTCATAAAGACCATAACCAAGCGCAATTAACGAAGCTCCTATGCCTGTTTTAATAAGTGTGGCCTTTAACCCTGTCAATGCGACTCCAAAAAATTCAATAGATTGTATTGTGGGGAGGATACCTGTTACCCTTAAAGTAATAAATGCTGTTGTCATTGATCCAGCTATGCCAATAATCCCGCTTAATCCCGGTGATAGATTATTTATTTCCTCAGCAATACTTGCTAAAGCGCTTATCATTGGACCTAAAGCATTGCTCAATAATTGGCCTGCATTTTCTTTTAAATCTCCGATTGCATTATTCATCCTGGCAATCTGCCCGGATGCAGATTTACCCATCGCTTCTGCTTGCCCGCCAATTCTTTCATTTAGCATTGCCATTATTTTATCGAGATCGCCGCTTTTTATTATTGTCTCATCAAGACCTTTTATATACCTGCCTATCATTCCAACATTGCCATTAAATAAATCTGCCATTGCCCTAGCTGCTGTATTTAAATCCGTACCCATTACAGTTGCGAGGTTAGCAGCTTGCAATGTTGCTTGTTTTGTTTGTTCAACAGACAACCCCATTGCTACAAGTTGTGCCATTACTGTTTCAGTAACTTCATCACCATAAATAGTTGTCTTTTGTAACTGTGCGGCATAATCTGTAAGCGATTTTACATTTTCCTCGGTGAGTTTGCCCGATTGGCTAAGTGCAGTATTAAGTTTTATAAGTGCATTTTCTTGTTCTTGATAAGCTGTAAGATGAATTGAGAATGCCTGACTTATTACATTATACGCCTCCTTAAACCCTTGTATTATTTCTCTTGCGTTATTAAAGCCCTGTGAGATTGCAACTGTTAAGTTATTTACTTCTTGCTCCCCAAACTTAAAACTCTTATATAATTCCTTTATATTTTGGTCAGTTAAATTGATTATGGCATTGGCATCTTTGCCATCAATACTAATTACTAATTTTATTTGATTATCTGCCATATGATAAGTATTTTTCCCTGGTTAATTATTTTAATAGCGGTTATCTTTGCTGACTGGCTCACTATAAAATTATTTTACAAAAGCAAGAAATAATCAGTTGTCTTTTAACTTTTCCCACTCAGCTATTCTTACTTTCATCTCATTTAGTTCTCTTACTTTTAATAAATAATACCAATCGTAACAATCTTCAACCGGTAAATTTTCTATCATTTCCTTTTTGCTTATATCTGATGATGTAAGCTTAAAAAGTATTGGGTCAATAGAAAAAATAGCCGGTTCAAAGTAATTAATCTTTAAGCCGGCTAATTTTTCAAGTCTGTTCGATGCGCTTATATATTCTTCATTTAATCTGCTGAAATGCCGGCTGTATTTTTCATCAAACTTTTTTTTCTCGTAAAAAAATCATTAATTGCCCGGCTCACTTCCTCAAAATCTTCTTCATAAATTTCACCTTCTATTGGTTTATTAAGTATAATTGATAACAAATCTTCTATGCGATTATCACTTAATAATAACGAAATAGAATTCTCTTCATTCAAATTAAAGCCACCTAATAACTTTAATATCTTACCCCAGTCTTTCAGTGTATATTTATCTTTTAGCTTATATTCGGTATTATTTATTAGATACATTCTTTTCCTCCTTTACTTTGCCTTGCAAAACGATTTGATGTTTAGTAATATCTTTTAACTCATAATTTATAGATGCATCCGGGATTGTGCAGGTCAAAGAATCCTTTTCAAAATTTAACCCGCCAATCCTTGTAGATGTATAATATATCTGTAAGCCATTTTTATCATAGGTTCTCAAGGCATAATTGCCTTTTTGTATTTTAATTTTTAATTCCATAACTAACCTCTGTTAATAACCAAATTTTATTGTCCCACCCGTTGTTCCTTTAGTATCAGCAGCATCACCACCGTTAGCAGTACCATACAAAAATGTTACTGCATAAATCGGCACTCTACCTTCAAGCACTATCTTAAGAGTTCTTTCTTCATCATTAATTACAAATTCGTCTGTTTGAGAAAGAACAAGTGAATTAAAGTCAAACTTATCATAGTAACTGCCTGAGTTCTTTTCCTGAAAGACGACACTCTCAAGCTGTTGTTTATTTAATCTCGTTACAAAATCAGCTATAGCAGCTTCTCTGCCTGTCATTTCAAGAGTGATCATCAGGTTATCAATAAGGGACATATTATCGATACTCTTTTTGTTTTCAGTCTTTATATTGAGGCTTCTTACAGTAATAAGATTTGTGCCACCAAGTGATATGCTAGCTGGTTTTTCAAACTTATCGGGAGAAGATCCGCGATATAAGGTTAGATCGGTACCATCATCAGTTATATTTGTAAATGTTACAGCGGTTGTGGAATCTGCAGCGTCTATGAATATAACTGCATCTTCATATGGGAATGCTCGTTCGAATGTAATTTTGCAACTTCTACCTTCCTGATTATATGTCCAATCGAAATCAATCCCGAGCTCTTTCCCAGCATTGAATTTGAATACATCTTTTGCCGATGTGGATTGATTTTGTGTAACCACCTGCAAATCAACATTGCCATTCAACCAACCAATCAATTTTTTGAATAAGAAGACAGTCGGCTGTAATGTTTCGCCTTCAAGTTTGAAGTTCAAATAGTTGCGAAATTTCCTCTTTCTATAATCTTCTACCTGCTTATAATGGTTAATTGTTAGAACTGCATCTTTGCGTATTCCAAGTGCAATAGGGTCAACAGGTACGTTTGGAGATACTGCATCCAATGTTCCTTTATCGCACATAACTATTTGTTTTAATCCTGCTGCTGAGTAAGGCATAATTCCCTCCTTATTCTGGAATTCTTAATTTCAAAAAAACTAATATTTGTTTTATGATTTCCCATGTGGACAATCCATTTGCAATTAGTATAGCAGTCAAGCCATAAATAAATATATAATACCATTCAGCCGCATTGAATATCCCTAATTTAAAAATATATCCTANACCTGATAATCCCAAACCTACAATAATGCTTATTATAATAGTTTGTCCATCTTGGGTTTTTAATATTTTTTTTATATATGCTGTAATTATCAATATACCCGAAGTCAATGCCATAATAGACCCAAATAAATTATCTGGCAAAGTTGCCGCTTCTGTTTGTGCTGCAAAAATTGTAGAGCTGATAAAGAAAGTCATTAATATTAATAACATTCTTTTCATTAATACTCTTTTCATTTTAACTCCTTTTATAAATTTTAATTGCTATTATTATCAATAATAGTATGAGACTTATTATGATTATTTTATCTACTATCTTGAATGAATCTTTCTCTATAATTCTTACATTGCTCACAGTATCAATTTTGAATAATGTCATAGTATCAGGTTTTGCTTTTATGTAAAATTTTTTCTCGAGTGGATAATATTTAGCAATAATTACTGTATCTTTTTCTTTTATCTTATTAGCAATAATGATAGTATCCCTTATAATATTAGCTTTTAATGTATCCTCGATCACTGGGCTCACAATTCTTAGCGTATCTATTCGCATTTCTTCTATAGTCCTAATTTGAGATGCACATGAATACAAGATTAATGCTATTATAATTAATATCTTCTTCATATTTTTAATTCAATAAATATATTTCTATTTTGTCGTCTTGAAGTATAACTTACATGGACCCAATCGGCTGTATACGAAATCTCATGGATACATTGATCTACTACCAATAACCCATTTTTAGACATGGTTTTGATTGTATTAAATAGCTCTTTAACGCCCATATTTCTATCATTTTTCATAGGGACAATATCCGCTGCCTCTCCTCGCAAATGCTGAGAATTTGCTTTACCGCCTACTATTTTATTTAATTTTTCGCATCTATAACCACTATTTACTTTTATTGGGATGTTTATATAATCCCGGATTGGTTGTAATACCTTTTCCGCTAACATTTTCAAATTAACAATTATTTCATCGCTGGGAGTGTTATCAATCCCTAAGTTCTTTGCAGTTGTACTTCTTGTTAATTCTTCTAATGTGAAATTTTTTGTTAATTTCATGTTTTTTAAATTCTTTCCTTATTTTTTATAAAGCCTGGAAAAATTCAATGGGCACAATAAAAGTTGCAGCATAACTCCATATTCCAGCTTCCTCTCCAAGAAAATCATCTTCTCTACAATAAATCATCCTATCCGTTCTCTTAGCATCAACTACATAACCGCTTAAACTTTCTATTGCAAAATCAAGATATTGCTCTGGAGTATAGTCAAATTTATATCGTGCAGTTACAATAACCATAATTTCAATATCTCTATCCTGTGCAACAATATTCTTGACATCCTTTTGCTTAAGCGTACTCCCTTTATAAATAACCAAATATGCACCAATAGGATGACTTAATTTATATTGTTCTATTGATGTTGGTATTTCAACTGGTATCTTAAGATTATTAGGCAAATTATTTTCTATTTTTGCCTCCAATTCTGTTTTAATCAATTCCTTAATTTCTTGTATCATATTATCTCAAGCTGTCTAAAACATCTTTATTAAAAATTCTATCGACGTCGGTCTTATTGATCTTGATGAATCCAGCCGAAGTTTTCTTTGTTAAATTTATCTGTAATTCACCTCTTGCTATTTTACTCAATGTTGACAATGTATTGTTATATATTTGAGTAATTGATTCTGGCATATCAAGTCTAAAACGTCTTTTGTATAAATGATAAATTGTCAAATCTACTATCAATTGGATCATTTGCTCGGGTAGCGGGTTTGGAAACGAAGATATATCATATTGATCCCTCAAATAATTATCAAACTCATTGCTTGCGATATTAATTACTTCATTAAGACGATCTGAGTTCACAGTCCCTAAATTTTCATCGTCAGTCAATCGTATTAATTCATCTATAGCGATATATTTTTCAATCGTGGTTTGATCAATGTAAGCCATTGTTCACACTTTTTAAATTTAATGCCCCGCCATCAAGACGGGGCTAGTTTAATTTGATTATGGTAATCTAATGCCTTCCAATCTTGCAACTGCCAGATCATTTAGCAGGACAAGATCAACATCGAATTCGACCGAATGAACATATTGTACACCAACCAATCCGAGATCTTTAACTTCTACCCCGATGTTAGTCGCAACACTCAAATCACTCCCCTCACCAAATCTTACAGCATATATGGATGTACAATCGGTGCTTGTCCCAACAGTTTCATTTTGTTGTATTACTAACGCACCAGTTTTATCATAACCTGCATCACGTATTGGCACTCCATTATAATAAGGCATCAGCATACCGAATGAATTTACCTGCCATTGTATAAATTCTCTTGCTATTGTGGTTAATCTGCTAAGTGCATTGGCATTCATAAACAGCACTTGTGCGCCGCCATCTATTTTTTGTATTAATTGGTTAAGTAACTCTAAGAATTTTTGCTGTGCTGTTCTTGATGTCGTATCATTGCCAAGTGGCACGCTATGTCCATTAGTTGCTGCAGTAATTTTTTGATCAGTAGGCACTATAGCTTTTAATCCATTAAATTCTGTACCCGAAACGACACCGTTAAAGAAGTAATATTGAAATTGTTTACCAAGATTCTTAGCAAAATTCATAAGCTCTCTTGCTCTAACACTTGCAATATCAAGACCTCTTCGCTCGTGTGCACGATCTACTTGTACTTTATCGCCTAATATCTTAAGGGTTGGATTTGCAAATGCAGGTGTAATAGCATTATTTGGATAATCAGCATCTAATGCTCTAAACTGTCCTCCTGATGCTGTTGCTGCTTTGCGCGAATAATCTGCATTACCTACGATTGGGTAGAATTCTGCGAACTCCAGTACTGTCGCCCGCGAAATCATTTGAGCAACTACTTGTTGTGTTAAGGTATCATTAGCGGATATTTGTTGTAGTCTCATTATATGCTCCTTTTGTGTTTAATTTTTCATTTGTTTTCTAATTTCTTCAGCAACGATTTTACTTGCCGGTAATTCATGGTCTTTTGATTTATCTTTCTCGTTCTTAGCCATCTCTTCAAAATTTATAAGCTTGGGCATACTATTTATTAGTTCATTAAGTAGCTCAGGGGTATTAGTTTTTACTCCTTCATTGAATTCATAAGTCGGAGTTAATGATAATACTTCATATAATTTTATCATTGTATTTTTCATACTTGGCAGCAATTTCCCATTTGCAATTGCCTTATCAACTACTTCTGCATACTCTTTTAGTTGTGCATCTCTTTTTTGTTTTTGTAGCTCTTTTTCTAAATTAGATTTTTCAACGAGAACCTGGGAATACTTTGTCTGCAGCTCTTCGAATTTTCTCTCCTTTTCATCCATCTCCTTTGATTTCATTTCATATTGTTTTAATTTTTCTTCCATTTTCTTTAAATTATCTTGTGGGTTATCTTCAGGCTCATTTAAGTCAATATTAAGATTATCAATTTCTATCGTTTCTAAATTTTCATCTGCAAATTCCACATCGGGGAGTCCTTTTACCGCTGGTGGTTGCGCCCCCAGGAAACCAACATGTCTCAAGGTACCATCAGGATAAAGACTTATTGATCGCTTCTTGAATAATCCTTTATTGACCATTTCAACAAAGTCATTTGCAAGTTGCTTAGGCAATGCATACAGGGTATCCCCAACTCTTTTTAATTTATCTACCCACCCAAATGCCGGCGCATTAGTCCTTGGATGTCCAATAACAATCGGAGATTCGTGTTTAGTTGGATCATAATTCTTAACTATATTGTCAAGGTCCTTTTCTGTCCATTCTTTGGTATTGCCCGCACTGTCTGTATGCTTGCCTGTTTTAAAGATTGCAAACCATTTCATTTTAGCCTCTTGTCTTGTTTATTATTTATGATAATTTTAATTTTGCTATCATAACTTATTCCCCAGCGATTCAATTCTATATTGCACCGTTCAGGATTTTTCAACCATCCAATTATTTATCTTTATTAAGAAAGTAATTATGGATAATTATGGATTTGACACCTGAATTACTCAAAATCCTCGCTAATGGAGGTATATCATTAATTGTATTAGTGATATGGTATATTACATTTCGTACATCAAGCAAACAATATCAAGATTTAGTCGAAAGACTTTTTAAGCAAATCGAACAAGATATTAAGTATAAAGAATTGCTAATTGGTATTTTGACAAGACTCGAAACAAAAATAGACTATAACGACAGGAGAAGAAATGAGCAATGAATTATTAATTGCAAAAGGTAAACTCTCTGATCTTAAACAACAATATGATACATATGAGATGAAAGCAGAAGCAATGCTTATTCAGCTGAGAGAATTATTAAACCCATATGCTGATTTCCTCGACCTTGAATTAGAGAAAGTCTTGGTTATGGTAAAAGATTTTAGAGAGATACAATTAAAAGCCCGCGAGATTTCGAATCAAATTATTAAGATAAAAGAAATATATAACATATGAAAAACGCAGTTCTATATGAAGAAGCAAAAAGATTATATGTTATGGAAGGCTTTTCCATTGACGCAATTGTAGAATTATTAAAAAAGAAAGTATCGCGGAAAACACTATATAATTGGAAAACTGCAAATAATTGGGATGATAAGAGGAAAGCCTATCAGAAAGAAAATGAAGATTTGCAGAATGAAATAAGAGACATTGCCAAGATAGCAATTAAGGAAGCCAAAGCTAACCCAACGCCGCATAATATTTACGCTGTAATGAAAGCTNTAAGCGCATTAAAATTGATGCATGGTATTAAAATAGATGATAATGCTGAGAATAAAAAGAGAAATATATCCGAGGAAACGATAAAATTCGTGCAACGTGAGATATTGGGGTTAGGATGAGCAATAGAGAGCGTTTAAAACCCGTTTAAAATCGCTCAGAATCGTTTAACTTTTTTTGGACAATATAAATATCGGCTCGAGCAGAAAAGCCCCTTAAAAAGGCTATAAATTTGTTTTAAATAGGTGAAAAAATATGTATATCTCAAGCAATGGCTGGTATACCGGAAACAGTGTATGTTGGCGGCGCACTCGTATATGCCGGTGGAGATTATATTTATGCATTTAGTGGGTATTTTCGTAGAAATTTTTGGCGGTATGTTTATGAAATAACGAATAAGTGGCAGCCATGAATGCGATGAAAACTGATAAACAAAGAACTAACGAACAAAGAACTAATGAACAATATTTTCTTCCATATCAAATTAATTGGCTCAA